ACATATCATCAGTCAATGCTCCATACATTCTTCTTATATCTGCAACATTTGGAGATGTACCAATGACAACAGTACCTTGTGTTTTTTGGCCTGTTGCAGTTCTTAGAGCTTTTATGTCTCGGTAAGAAAATTCTGGACTTTTTGTTAAAATGGTTTGTAATGATTTTGCGTAAGGCTCTCCAAATAATTTAGCTAATTCAGGATCATCAAATTTAAACTCAATTTCTTTTAATATTTTTTCTGTATTAGGTAAACTAAATGTTAAATTAGGATTTATGGCATCAGTTAATTCATCATATAATTTGTTTGAAGTTGCATCAAAAACTTCATCGAACCTTTTTGCTCCATCTAAAATTATATCTCCAGCCTGTTGTGTAGATAATGACCTACCATCATCTGTTAGATTTTTAATAGCCAAATTTAATTGTTGCATACTATTAGCATAATTTTTTGCTATAACATTACCGCCACCAACTGTACTAGATAATTGATTTTCAAGTCTTGCAACCCCAGAACCAGTCGATACGCCTAATGGTAAATTGTCAACGCCAAGATTTTTTGCTGAACTATGTATTGCTTTTGCCTCTGGTTTGTTAAAAAGTTTGTTTGCCTTTTCTCTCATTACCCTGCCCACTTTACCAACAGCAAGAGGTGCTGCGGTTTCAATGGCTGCTTGAATACCAACATCTCGTAAATGTTCTTTTGGTGTTCTTGTATCCTCAACACCCATACCATAAACACTTCTTAAAAATTGGTCATAAGTTTCTCCTGCACCAACCGAGCCTGCTACACTACCACCAAGCACACCTGCTGGTATTCCTGCAACAGTAGGAGATGTAACTAATCCTCCAGCTAAACCACCGCCTACCGCACCTACTATTTCTGCACCAATTCTGCCATATTCATAAATATCGCCAAGCTCTAAACCCTCAGGGTTAAATAATGTGCGGACATTGTTATTTTCGGGATTTTTGAAAACAAAATTATTTTTTCCATAGGGGTAAGCCTCAGGATAATATTTTTGTATAATTTCCAATTTATCTCCAGGTTTTTTATATGCCGAAACTATTGCGCGCAACGATTTTGGAGCGCCAGTTTTAATATCATCTGGAGGTGGAACAGCGCCTTTTGGAGGAGGAGGTGGAGGTACTTGCACGCCCTGCACTACATAAGCGCCCTCTGGTAATTTAGGTGTTGTCATTTTCTTCTACAGGCTCTCCAGTATCAATGTATATATAAGCATTTTTTTCTGGATCTAATCTTATCATTCTGCCTTGATACATATATACAGTAGGTTGCGTGGCGGTGGTAACATCTGTTTCTATACCAAGCTCTTTATTAATTACATTCCTAGAATTTTGTAAAGATTCTAATAAATTATTTAATTGTATATTTACACCCTCAGCTCCTCCTTGTACAAAATATTGCCCAAAGCCAGTTGGATCTCCTACCATGCTTTGTAATAAATCTAAATCTGGTCCAGCTAACACACCTAATTGTTCTAAATTTTTAAGCTCTAAAAGTAATGAAGTATAAGAGCTTTGTATGTCTGCTCTCTCTTGTCCTACCGTAAATGGTCCTGGCTGTATTTTTGCTATTTTATCTTGAAAGGCTGCAATTTTTCTTTCACTATCAGCCAAAACATCTAACCTGGTGTTTAATGTTTTTCTTCTTTCAGGTGTAACCTCTTGCACTACTTCACTTGGCTTTTCTTCTGGTTTTGCATCAAAATCAAAACCTATAGGAGGTAGATAGTCTCCTTGCTGTATAATGCTTGGTACTTTTCTTGTTACTGTTTGACCTAATTCATTGATGTATGTTTCAGTTTTTTGTTGTGATAAAAAGTCATAAGCAGTTTTATAAATAGGAGTGTTTCTTATTGATTCATCTTGTTGACCTTGTAACAAAACATTCATAAATTGATTTGTCATGCCTTGACCAGGAAACATAGGTTTCATTTCCTTTTGTTTTTGTAGAGTTTGTTGTAAACCTAAACCAGCTTGCAAGGGATCTTGGCCTTTAAATGCGCTACCAAGACCATACAACATGATGGCAAGCTGTCTGTTTTTGTCACTCAAAGCATCGCCTAAAACCTGTGGTGCTTGTGGCATCATAGGTGGTGGGGTTATAGGTCCTAAAGTTGGTTGCAAGTCTGGACTTATTAAGCCAAAAGGTTTTGTTAAATCATTAATTGCCATTTATAAAACTCCGTAATTTACCATGTAATAGCCATCAGAATTTTTTATTACTGCTTCAGGCATGTACTCTATAACCTCTTGCGCTAGCACGCCTGTTGTTGGATCATTTATACCAAGCTCTTTAGCTTTGTCATTCCAATTCCATGTATATAATTTGTGTCCGTTTTCTGTTTTACCAATAAGAGTAATGTTGTCTTTAAGTCTTTTGTCAGACATCATTAATTTTAATGCCAAAAGTTGCGCTCCCGTTCCAAGAACATCGCCTGTGCCAATTCCTTGTTGCTGTGATGTTGTACCACCAATTAACGGTGTTCCCATACCAGCTTGCAATAAACCAAGTTGTTGTGGTCCATAGCCTAATGCTCTTCCAAACTCGCCTCTTGCCGCATCTATTGCTCTTTGTTGTAATGCTTGTTGTTGTGTACCTATGCCGCCTAACAAACCTAGTCTTTGTATTTGACCTGCGCCTAAAGAACCTAGTAAACCTGCTTGAAACTGTCTGCCAGCCATTTCTCTGCCAATATCTCTTTCCGCCGCCGCTTGCGCTTGCTCGAAACCTGCTTGTCTTAATCCCGCAGAAGTTCTTGCCATTTGCTCTACAAAAGGTCTTTGTGATTCAGCCTCTAACAAAGCTGACCTTGAACCACCAAAAGCGCCTGCTCGTATTGCTCTTTCTTGCGCTCCTGTTCTTGCTAGATCAGCTTGTCGCTGAATGTCTTGCATAGCCAAATCTAGTACTTGTTGTTGATATGGCGATTGATATGCACCAATATCTGCGCCAAGCAAACTTGGTGTTTCAGCTTGTGCTAGTTGTTGCATACCTGTCAATGGGTCATACTGCATACCAGTTTCAAATAAACCTCTGGTTGCTTCAAATTGTCTAAGTTGATCTGGACTGAAGCCAGCTACCATAGGGCCTGTATATGGCACAAAAGGTTGTTGTGCTACACCCCTAGCTCTGCTAAACAACTCTTTCATTTGTTGTTCTTGAAAAGCTGGTATTGTTGCTTCTTGTACTGTTGTGGTTTTTCCTTTGCTCATAAGTCTTTTCTTACCGTGTGTTCTATTTCAAATCCAAGATGTTTTATTTTTCTAATCCATCCTTTTCTACCGCCACCGTATAATCTTTTTATACCTGCGGCTTTTGCAAATGCTTCTATTGATGGCAGCATTTCTTTAAGTTCTGTATAATCGCCACCACAAAACAAAATGTTTAACGCTTTTACTTGCGGAAACATTACAAATTCAGTTATGTATGCAGACTTTTTGCCTGGCCATAAATGAAATATGCCTGCTCTTATTTTATCCTCTATGTCTTTAATTGTATAGGAATCTTGATATTTTACCGCTTTTTCAATATATGGCTTACATCGTTCCCATTCTATTTCCCAAGGTTCTTTCTGTGCTTGGTTTATATTAATGACATTATCAATCGCCTTTTGCATACTCAATAATACTTAAATATAAATCTATATTTGCATGGTTTACTTGTGCTTTTAAAACTTCTCCTTGTTGTAAAACTATGCCTGCATTTGTTTGTAACTCTATTGTTTCGTGTGCTGATATATTTTTTTCTTTATATATAAAAAACTCATTAGAACTTGTGTCTGTTATAGATACATCTAAATTTGTTTGTTGGTTGCCATGGTCACAGGCTAAAAAACCTTGAATAATTACAAAATCAAAATCGCCACCGCTAGGTGCTGTATATATTGTTTGTTGTGTAGTAGCTGCAAAAGAATACTTAACATTAATTGCTCTCTGTATGTATTGTCTTTGTGAAGATAAATCCATTATCTTCTACCTCTGTTTCTTAAATTTAATCTAATTTTACCAACTTGAAAGTCTTGTGTTGTGCTACCTGTTACAGTCATTTGAACTTGTCTTGCAGTAAACCTTGCATCTGTATAACCATCATTTTCAAAGGTAAAACTACCAAAATCTGTTTCTGAGCCTAACGGTGTAAACTTACCTTTAAAACTTATAGTTACACCTGGTAGTGTGTTTGCCTCTTCATCGGGTATTATCTGATTGCATTGTACATAGTTATCGCCATTACCTATTTCTATAGGACCGCTTGTACAAAATGGTACATCTGTATTTAGATTTGGAGAGTTTGATAGGGTTGTGGATTCGTGTTCATATATAAATCCACTAGAATCGCCAGCTATAGGATAATCAAATGCGCCTTGATCTATCCAACAACCTCTATCTAAAGAACCTATAGACCATGTATTTTCTAAGTAATTCCATATTACATATTTGTTTGGTGTATATTGTCCATCGCCACTTGGGAATCCCCACCATATCTCATTAAAATTAGAGTTATGTCCACCCCAACAAGCCTGCCTGCCTGGTATATTTAAGTTATCGTAAACAAAATCGTGGACATCGCATTTAATTTCTCTAACAACACCATCGTAAACAAAGAATGAGTTTTCTCCCATCCATGCTAAAAAATTACCTGTTTGTACTACTGATCTTCTACTAACTGCTTTACAGTTAGCGCCTGCTGCTGATATACCATAAACAAAAGGAGAACCAACATAGTACATTCTGTCTATGCCTGTATCACTAAAAACTATGACATCGTTTTGGTATTTTACCCCTAATAATGCACGACCACCTGTAGGTATTTGTACATCTCCTGCTGTGTTGGTAGCTTTTGATGTCCATGTGTTTCTATCTTCTCTATCGCTCCAAGATACTTTTCTAGGATCTCCACCAGAGCCAATAGCTACTAAATGTCTTTCATTAGTTACTAATACAGCTTGACAACCTGTAGGTGCGCCAGTTACTACTGTTGCAATAGTGTCTGCTGTACCGCCTGAGTTTGGTCTCCATTTATATATTTTGCCATCGCCAGAGAAGCAAAAAACTAAATCTTCGCCCCAGTTATCAAATGAAAAATGTCCTGATGCAAGAGGTAAACCTGATTGACTTCTAGCATCGCCGTAATCTTCTACTCCCCAATGGTATGCACCAAAACCTAATGGATCATTTGAAGAATCGCTTACAAACCCTGTAGGTGTTATGTCTGTCCATGTGTTGTCGTATAAAACATAAACCTTTTGTCTTGTGCCGACTGCTAATACAGAATCGCCAGCATTGTCTTTGTAGGCATACATACCTATAGGCTCGCCAGTCAATGCTGTGTTTCTAAGTTTAGACCAACCGCCAATAGGTTTTAAAAAGCCGTTTTCAAAACGAACAAGGTTGCCATCAACCCATCGGCCTTTATTAGCATAATCAGTACCATTTTTGACTATGCCTGCGGGCGGGGTTACGGGCAACAAAGCCATTTTTAGCTAAGTGTTTTAGTAACAGATGTTGGTGTAATTAATTCAGCAATCTGTGCATCTAATCCAGATTTTAAATCTGTAACTGCATCAGAACCCATAGCTGTTTCTACCCAACCCTGTACTTTAGCAGCATCTAAACTTGCAAATGCTGTGAAGTTTGAAAGGTCTGAAATGTCAAGTGATTGTGTACCATAAATAGTAGCAGTCCAGTTATTACCTTTGCTATCTTTATTAGTATCATCAGTTGCTGTAAGAATCCAATGTACATTGTGAACTACATCACTTTTACTATCTTTTGTAGGGTATGTGTCGCAAGTGCTAACATCCCAAGTATATCCTATTGCCATATTTATTCTCCTTTTAAGTTATTAATTTCAGATTGTAAAGCATCAATCTGTTCTTGTTGTTCTTGAATGGCTTTTATAAGTGGTGTTACTACTTTACTGTAATCCATTGAGTAATAACCTGCTTCATTAACATGTACAGCATTTGGTATTACTTCTTCTACTTCTTGTGCTATCAATCCATCTTGTACTTTTTTAGATTCTTTCCATTCAAAATTTACTGGATTTAGTTTGTTTACTATTTCTAAACCTTTTGCTTTACCTAAAACATTTTTAAGTCTAGCATCTGAAGATGTCGCATAATTTGTTTCAACACTATTATAATTAATACTACCTACTGTTGAACCACCATTTTTAAATCTAATTACATCGGAAGTAGGCGTTGTAGAACTTCTGTTAAAAGTTATTACTGCAGCACCATCATCTGAATCTGGTTGTATACTTAAAGCACCAGCAGCTCCCGCAGATGTTCCTCCCACCAACAAGTTGCCTGAACTATCAATACGCACTCTTTCAGCATTGTTTGCAAAAAATAACATAGGATCATCACTACTTGTTCCAAACTGAAAAACATTATCACTAGCTTGTATAAATGCTGATGCATTAGAACTGCTTATTGAAATAGTGTTTGCTACAGATATACTGCTATTAAATGTAGCTGCACCTGCATCTGACATATCGAAAGTAAGAGCATTAATATCGCTGCCACCATCATTACCTATAATAGTGAAATCTGCATTGGATGTAGATGTAGTTATACTTGCATTACCACCTGCTAAAACTAAATCGGGAGTTGAATCTAAATTAAATGTAATTCTATTTGTGCCACCATCTTTCATGCTTATTGTTGAGCCATCAGCATCAAGAATAATATCTCCACCAACATCTAGTGTTAAATCACCACTATCAGAAATAGTAGAGCCATTAATAGTTATATCGTCAACTGTAAGTGTTGTAAGTGTGCCTAAACTTGTAATATTTGTTTGTGCTGCTGTTGCAAGTGTACCTGTAATGTTTTGTGCAAATGTAACTTCTTGACTTGAATTAATTGTCATAGCTGGTGTAGTACCAACTGCTGATCCTAGACCTATAACCAGGCTGTCAGAAGAGTCATCTAGTCCAACATAATAATCTTGTGCGTTGCCATCAAATACTAATTTGGTATCCTCTGCGCCAGCATCCCCTATAGTTAAACTTGGGTTTGTGCCTTTAACAACAACCGCTCCCCCAAAGTCAACTTGTCCCATATCAACGGCTGTGCCTGATAAACTAAAAATTGCATCAACAGTATCAAGGTCTGTATTGATTTTACCACCCCAAGTATCAGTAGATGCACCGACTTCTGGTTTTGTTAAGTTTAAATTCGTTGTAAATGTATCTGCCATAAAAATTCCTCTATGCTGCTTCTTGTTCGCCTAATGTTGTCCATGTTGTGCTGGGATTGTCTTGGTCTGTCCAAGTTTCTGCTGCAACTGTTTGATTTGTCCATGTTTCACTAGGGACAATAATATCTTCCCATTTTAGACCACCAATCGCATTAAATCCACTTGTTTGTGCAATAACAGATGCACCTCTGAAAACTATACCCCCGACAGCAGTAACACTACAAACTGCTTGTATTGTGCTTGCACCTGCAACAGTAAATCTACCAGTTGCAGTCATACCTGATATGGCTGGTCCTATTACTACACCACGATCTATTTGTGTACCTATAGCTGTCATACTCGATGTACCAGCTATAGTTGCTGCGCCTAAATCAATCTGTATGCCTGTTGCAGTAAATCCTGATGTTGCAGAAATAGTTGCAACTCCATCATGTATAAGAGAGCTTTCTGCTGTGAATCCTGATGTTGCAGCTATTGTAGATGCGCCTGTAATGACAAATCTACCACTTGCGCTTACGCTTGATGTTGCTGCAATAGTTGATGCGCCAACAATAACAAATCTACCAACAGCACTAGCAGATGATGTACTTGGTATTGTGGCAACGCCGAAATGATAAACGGGTACGCCGTAATTACTTCTTCCGTATTTACTAAACCCGTAGCCTACTGAGGCCATTGTCTTACGCTAGTGTTATATCTATATCGCCAGCATCAAATCTAAATACATCGCCTGAACTTACAGTTTTTGATGCTGTTAAGTTTGCGTAAGCTAAAAGATTTCCTGAGCTTGAAGCATCTAAAATACCAACTGCTACTACTGTTCCATAGTTTGCTGTTGCTGTTGGATATTCTACTGCTGCCGCATTTGTTGCTGTCGTTGGATCTGTGCCTGAAACATTAAATGTAGCAGTTTGTCTTGCATAAGCTCCGCCTGATACTTCAGTACCACCGCCTGTATCGGTTGGTGCAACTGTATATAATGCTACATATAATGTTGTTGGCGCTGTAAAAGCTGTACCACCAAACACATGATCTAATACTTTGTCCTCTAAATAATCGCTAAATCCAGCCATATTGTCTCCTAATTATTATTCCAATAATAAATGTTTCTACCAGCTTTGCCATAAGTTCTTTTTCTTTGCATCAAAGATCCTTTGCCAAATTCTGCTTTTTCTTGTTCTAACCTCATTTCTTCTAATGCTTTTTCAAACTGTGTTGTAAACAACGGCACTCTTTCATCTTCCATTAAAAAAATTGAAGCGTGTTTCAAAGCACCATATAAATAAGCATCTGGGTAGCCTGTAGAAATAAAATTACTTGTGTTAGAACTACTCAAAGCATCTATTGTGCCATAGTAAGTTAATTGTAGCGTATAACTTGTGTCAGGGGTAGGAGCTAATTCTAAAGAATTATCTACTATTGCATAGTAAATTGGTTGTCCTGTTACATTGTCTATTGATTTTCTATATACATCTAAAGACTCTATTGACTGTTGAAACAAAGGTCTAAAGTCATTTGATGTGATTTCTACATTTATTGCTTCTAACCAATCTGTAGGCAAAGACATATATTGTGCATCTGCTGTTGCAGTAGCACGCTTAATCATATCTTTAACTCTTAATCTTCTGTTAAATTCTGCTTCTGTTGCATCTATAAAAAAATCTAATTGATCTGTTAAATCAGACCTATTAAGAAAATTTGCTATATTAGTTTTTAATTCTGCGTATGTCATACTTTACCTTTCCATGTTCTAAACGGTTTGTTGTCCGAATGATTTAACCATTGTTTCCATTTTGAAGAATCTTTGGCCCAACCCTCTCTAACAGCTTTTTGATATATTACCATAGGAACTTCTGCTACATGGCGAAAATCTTTGCCTGGTTTGTTTTCAGACAGTTGTTTTACATAGTCTAAAGTTGGTTGTATGTTTTGTTCTGTGTGATATACGACCTTATCATCTTCTGTCGCAAAGATAGACTTTAAACCTTGTTTGTAATCTATAAGTGTGCTTTTTGCCATTAATAAATTTTATCACAAAAAAAAGGGAAGCCGAAACTTCCCTTAAAGCTATTTATCAAATTATGATGTTGATAAGTCAGCAACGACTCCGTGAGCAGCTTCGTTAGAAACTTCTAACCCATACTCAACAACAATCATTTTAGTTTGAGCATCGCCTATTGTTGAAATATCAATAGTTTGGAAATCTCTTAGATAAGAAACTTTTGCAAACTCTGGATCAACTAATAGTAATGATCTTTCTCTACTTCTGTTTGATGGTACGATTTTTAACTCGCCAAAATCAGATGAGTAGATTGAGACTGATGCCTCAACTGTATTAGCATCAACAAACTGTCTAGCTTGTGATCTACCTGTAAAACCAGAAATAACTTGTTTGTTATGTGGCCCACAAATAGCCATATTTGGTTCTGCACCACTTGCAAACATAAGCTCTAAAACATCTTTTAATAATGTTTCTGTTAAAGCTCTTTGTGTTCCATCAGTAGGAGCAGCACCACCACCAGTAGAAGCACCTGAAGTTCCTCTTGAATCATTAGTTGTAATCCAAGATTCAAAACCACCAGTTACCCTAGCTGTTGTTGCATTACCAGTTGTTTTAGCACCTTTTTGACATAGAGCTTCTTCCATGTCTCTTTTAAGCGCTTTTGCCATAATTGCAAGTTGATGAGCCATTTCTGATCTTTTACCTGCTGCATCTGAAGCCTCCTGTGAGCCTGTTACAGTTGCATCTCTAGCTGAGATCATAGCGACATTACTTACTCTTGTTGTAGCTGTTGAAGCTGATCTACTTAACTCAAAACCCTCTAGTTGCCCTGATGCGCTTGGAGTTGGGAGTGATTCAGTCTGCCAATCAAATACTACATTTTTTATATTTTTTTTGCCAATAGATGACATAAACGGTGTTTGCATTGGAGAAATGTTGTAAATAATATTACTTAAATCTTCTCTGTCAGCAGTAGCCGTATATGTATCAAAAGCATTTGTTACTTTAGCCATTTTATATTCCTATTAAATTATTTGTTCAAATACTTTAGCTGCATCTTGCACTTTGCCAGATTTAGCCAACCTTTGTTTTGCTTTTTTCACAGGTGTTGCCGTTTTTGGTCTGTTTGTCGTTCCAGGTCTAGCTACTCTAGCTGGCGCGTTTTGTGTTGGTTTTTTCTTAACTGCTTGTTGCGTTTTGCTATTTAACCAAGCACTTCTTAAACCAAGTAAAGCGCGATAATCATAAACCTGTTGTATTTCTTCTGGGGTATAACCCAAAACATTTACTGCATATTCGCTAATAGCAACTTTTTCTTGTGTGGCCACCTCTGGGTTTTGCCACTCAGGGATGATTTCCAAAAGTTTTTGATTACCATATTCGACCATTTGCCGAATCTGCTCTTGCTGTGATTGCATAGTCTCCTGTTGAAGTCTTTGCTGTTCAGCATTTACAGCTTGTAATTTTTCTTTCTTCTGATCCCAAAGTTGTTTTTCACGAACATAACCTACAGGATCATCATTATATAAAGTATCCCAGTCTGGTTCGTTAGCCAGTTCGCCCTGTAATTGGGCTTCCATCTTCGGTAACAACTGCGAATAAATCGCATCTCTTTGCGCTAACTCTGCTTGCTGCTGCTCAAAGGTTTTACGCTGATGAGCGAGTTCTTGTGTTTTGCGCGTATAATCTTGCTGTCGAGAATATCCGTTGATGAGTTCCTCTTGCGTAACCTCAACTTCTTGTCCATCTACTTTTACAGTAAATGTCTGAGGTTGCTGAGCTTCCTCTACAACATCTGTTTGTTCTTGATCTTCTACGAAATCATCTTCTAAAGAATCTTCTTCATCTTCAACATCTTCTTCAAGATCCTCTGATACTTCAGGCTCTTCTTCAACAATTTCTTCTTCTACTACTTCTTGTTCATCGACTGTATCTTCAACCTTTTCCTCTTCAGGGGTTAAGAAACTTTCAAACATCGAAGTAGTCTTTTCGTTATCTGTTTGTAAAGCAGTCGGTTTTTCCGTTATTGCCATAATAAATACTCCTTATATGTATTTATAAGTATTTTATATTAAAACTGTGTAAAAAGGGAATAGTTAAGCTATATTTCTTATTTTATTTATATGTGCTTTTGTGAGCTTACCTTTTTCTGCAATAATTCTAAGATGTCGCTCAACCTCTGGTAATAACAATAATGACCTGTGCAAATCTTCTCTAATTTTTACATCATCTATGTTTCTTGAATTTAACCAATGGGATATATATTCTTTTTTAAGATTTTCTACTGCTTCTTTAAATACATCAGAATCTAAAATTTGCTCAGCTTGTGCTGCCTTAACTACTTCTTCGTGGCTTATGCTCATACAAATAAACTAGGTCCAAGTCTTTGTACAGAAAATCTACCGCCTGTTGGTAATGATGGAGGCATCATGGGTGGCATTGAAATAGGCGGAACTACAGGAGGTAGTGTTGGTGGCACTACAGGAGGTAGCACAATAGGATCTTGTATTGGTGTTGTTAGTTGGTTTGCAATCATATCTATATTAGGTGTCATTATAGGTGCAGTATTTTCTGTCTGTATTTGAGGTACACCAGTTGTAAATAAGCCTGCATTTTGCATTTCAGGCATTGGAAAATCTGGCATTTGATTTACAGAAAAATCTCTACCAGGTATATTTGTTGGTATGTCAAATAATCCACTAATTTTATCTAGTATATCTATTGCTGGTATGTCTTGTTGATTTACAGGAGGAAAACCTGTTAAAAAACTTAACTTATCTACAGGTGGCATTTTAATTTTACTTTCTTGCGGTATTGTTACGCTGTCAACAACATCTCCCTTAAATGTTTGGTCATCAACTACAGGTGTTGTGCCAACAGGTGTATTAAGTTGTGCTTGTGTATAACCCATAGGCATATCAGGAGAATAGCTTACGCCTGGTGCAATAATTTGCTCCATTGGCATACCGCCAGCAATACTTTTTGCATATTCAAAACCGCTTGCAAATGTAGGATCTATCATAGATGGCATTTGTCCGTACGGACCTGCTCCTTGAAACTGACCTTGTAAATAACCTACGCCTGGTGTTTGTCCTAGCATTGGTCTGCGTTGTTCTATGTCGTATATAAACTCTTTTGGTATTTGTGTAACTGCCATAACTATACTTTACCCCATTCTTTGCCCTCAAACAATAGCGCTTCAGCCTCTCTTCTTCTTATTAAACCTTGTAAAACTTTACCGCCTGCTTTATTCCAACGCTTAATTTGTGTTGGTACTTGGTCATATTGTTTATCATTTAAAACTTTCAATAATGTTGATGCTTTTAAATTAGCTGGTCCTAAGTTATAAACCCAAGAAACTAAAGAATCAAATTGATTTTGCTCTAAATCTACCTCAACCAAATCATTTACATAATTTTCATATTCTTTAATTTCTTCTGTCAGCAAATTGTCAGCTTCTTCTTGTGTGATTGTGTCGCCCTCTTTTACGCCTTTAGTTGATCCATAACCAATAGTTAAAACATCTGCCGCGCACTTATAAGCTGTAAGCTCGCAACCCTCAAACTTTTTAATTAAACAAAGTCCCTCTTGTGATATTTCCATATTATTCTTTTTTGTCGCTGGTGTGAGATGCTCCGAAATAAAACGAAATAATTGCACTTGCAAGTCCTCCTAAGTAACCTAACACTAAATTAATTAATGCTTCTGAGTTTTGCTCTGGTGGTTGCAAGGTTACTAAAAATATATATCCAAGAAACCCAGCTATAGTTACTAAACCGATAATACGGGCAGTCCAATCTTTGCTAAACATAGTTCTTGCGTGTTGTTTTTCTTGTGCTTCAAGTTTAAACACATCTACATCTAGTTCTTTCATTTGCACCTCAAACTCTTGTTCAGCTTTTTTAAGCTCAATCATTTGTTCTGGTGTTGCATTTTGTACTGCTTTTTCTACTGACTTATGATCTGCTGGACAACCTAAGACTTCTGCAATCTTACCTAATGCCATATTACCCATTGGGCCTGCTATGGCAGTTCCAATCGTAGGTGCTACTGCTCCAACTATGTTTTTTAATATACCTTTCATAAAATGACCGTTACTATCGCAATAGATAAAGCTCCAATAAATCCAAACACTCCAAATGTTGCCATTTTCATAGTGTTGTTAATTGCTGCTATTTCTTCTTTTATATCTGCAAACTCATTAAATGCTGTTTTCCAGCGCTCTTCGTTTTCTTTTTTTGAAACTGCTAAGTCGGCTGCGACATCACTCGCTGTTATTCTTTTGGTAGTCATATAGTTGTATATATATTTAAGTATTGTTCTTTTCCTTTTACTTTTATTGGTTTTAACGATTTTAACTTAAATTTACAATTTTTTGCAGTATTTTCTCCTATCAATATATTTACGCCTGCTTCTTTAGTAGATGATTCAAGTCTAGCTGCTGTGTTTACAGCATCGCCAATAGCAGAGTAATCAAATCTTGTATCACTACCCATATTGCCTATAACTGCTTCCCCTGTATTGATACCTATGCCAATTTTTAACGGCATACCAGACACTTGCATTGTTTTTTGTATTTGTATTGCAGTTTGTATAGCAGCGTTTTCGTGATTGTCTTGATCTATAGGTGCGTTAAAAATAGCCATCATAGCATCGCCAATATATTTATCTACCATGCCACCATGCTCTTTTACTGCGTTTGATTGTATTGTTAATGATTCATTCATTAATTTAGTAACCTGCTCAGGCGTAAGCTGTTCTGATAAAGAAGTAAATCCTCGCACATCTGTAAATAAAAATGTTGCGTAACGCTTTTCGCCACCAAGTTTAAGTAAATCTGGATTGTCTTGTAATCTTTTAACTTGCTGCGGGTCAAGATAATGTTCAAATTGTTTTTTTATTTGTTGTCGCAATTTATATTGTTTTTGGTAGTTCAAATAAAAGGCTGTTGTAGATGTAAGTATTTCTGATATAAAAGTCCATGAAAAATCTAATAAAACACCTTTTTGAACGCTAAAAACTCCTAAGAAGCCTGTAGTGGCCAAGATAATTACAGATATACCTAAACCCTTAACCACATTGAAATAATTGATTGTGAGCCATATCAGAGACACAAAAATCGCTAAAATTAAAATTTCGGCTACTTTTGACCAATCAGGTATGTGTGGAGAGTTTTGTATTAATATTGATTCGGATAATGCCGCTTGTATCTTGTGTGGTTCTAGTAAACCAGTCGGTGTGGCTACTTGTGGCATGATGCCTGGTGCAGTAACACCAATAAAAACAAATTTATCTTTTACATTCATTTCTTGTAATGTTGTTTGTGGTGTATCAACCCAACTAATCCACTTACGCCCTGAACTATCAGTTTTAACAGGTGGCAAACCTTTTACCATAATTTCTTGTATGCCAAGAGCATTCGTTGTAATTATATAAGTTTGTGCGCCAACCAAAGTTTTTAAAACCTCTGTACCAAATGAACTTACATAACCATTTGGCGTTCTATATAACAAGGGTATTCTTCTGACTAGATTATCAATATCGGTGGGCGCAGCAGATATACCTTGCTGGATAGTTTTATGTCTAAGGTCGTTGGTATTTTGTACCACGCCCTTTGATAGCATACCACCAACATCAGGACCTTTGATGACTGTACCAACAGTTTTTGGGTATATTTCATTTGGGTATTCAAATGAAGCCAAAATAGATGTACCATAACGAAGAGACTCTGCAAAATATTTATCTCCACCAAATCTGTCAGGATGCGGAAAACTAACAACCCAACCAACACCTAATGCGCCTGCATCTATAATCTCTTTATGTATATCTCCAAGCCTTTGTCTAGGTATTGGCCAACCACCCTCTGCATTTATATCATCTTCTGTAATATTTAAAATAGTAAAATAACCAGATGGATCTTGTTTAGGCACAAGATAGTCAAAAGTTTTCAGTTTTAATATTTCAGTTGGTGTGCTTTCAAACAACAAAGGCAGAGATAATAATATAAGTATTGGTAATAATAGTTTATTCATGTTATTTATTAACTGCTTTGTGTAATTTTTATTGTACTACCTGTACCGCCGTTTATTTTAACAACTCTTGACACGCCATCTTGTATAAAAATTACAGTATAACTACCAGATGTATCTACATCTACTCTTGCTGTATCACTAACACTTCGCATAAGTGTTAATGTTTGTCCTGTAACATAAGATGTTATTTGTGTGTTTAAGTCTTGTCCTATTTGCGTACCAACTATATTAATACTTGTAGCATCTTGCCCTAACTGATCTTCTTCTTTTATTTCTTCAAGCGCATCTAACACATCTAATAAATCTTCTAAAAAATTAACATCTAAATAATTTATATCTAATTCAGTAAATTCTAGTTCTTTTTCTGCATCTAAAAAATCTTCATCAAGATAATCAATATCTAAATCGTTAAAATCTAAAATGCTTTTGTTTTGCGTTTGTGTTGTTTCTTCTACAATCGTTTCTTCTTTTGGCGGATTTACAATGAGCATATTATCTATAAGCTCTAAAGTTAAATCTAAAATGACTGGCTTTGTAGGAGATTTTTCGTAAACATCTACGGTAGTTGCTTCATAGGGTTTATTAAGAGTTACAGTTCCCATAGCTGTTGTGACTAATATTTCCCCACTTGCTAAACCATTGATATTAGGTAGTAATATTAATAAACTTCTGCCAGTCTCATCTACTGTAACAGTAAAATCTGTACCACGAATTGCTATGTTAGCCGTAGGTGTTTTGAGATCTATGTTTTGTTTGTCTATTTTATTTAGATTGCCTGTGATAAACCTAGCAGTACCAAGTCCAAATGTAATAGCCATTTTCGATTTACTTGGGTTGGGATCAAAGATGTATTCATCTATGGTTAGTTGTGAGTGTTCTGTGAGCTTGACCTGTGAATCATCTAAAAAGGTTATAGCCATACGGCCATTAGTAGTTATAGCTTCATCGTTTTGTTGTATGTCAAACTCTAACTCTGCGTTATAAGGCTTGTCTCTTACAACTCTAGCAGAGCCAGATAATTCAGAAATATTACCTACATCAACAGCTTGTGCTTGTACCCTGGTCGTTTTGAACAACGCACACAGTACCACTATTCCCAATAGAAATAATTTTAAGCCAGTCGGATGCAAGCGTTGATGATTGTGTAATGTTGAATGTTCTGCTGTTTCCTGTTTGGTCAAGATAGAAATACCCTCCTGCTTTACCTGAACCTGTAAAATTGACTGTATTGCTATCGCCATCGACATCTACATAGTTAGTAGCACCATCATAGTTTATATCAAAATCTAAAGTGTTGCTGTCGCCGTTTATAATCCAGTCTAAATCTAGTGTGCCAGCTAAAGCTGTTGTGCCTGTATCTAAAGTAAATGTATTTGATCCACCTGTTACATCTACATTGTAATCTGAGCTATCAATACCATAAGTGTTTGTGGGGTCTGCTTGGATTGTAAAGGTATTACTATCGCCATCAAACTCAAAAAAGCCTGTTACAGAATCGCCGTAGATGTCTCCTAAAAATTTGTTTGTATTACCTATTTGGTTAATATCTAGTGTTAGATTTAAACCATCTAAATCAAAAGCTGTAAGTGTGCCTGCAACACTATTTAAACCTCCAATAATGTTAGATGATCCTAACTGTTCTAAGTCTATATTTGCTGTAGCACCTGACTGCTCAACATATATTTCATTGTCAGCAGCAAAAAGTGTCATACAAAGTGTCATACCTACTATGCTAATTAATTTTTTCATCAATACTCCAATATCCTTTAATTGTACCCTCTTTTATTGTTTGTAAAACAGCAGTTTCTATTGCTGTTTGCAGCGCTATATTGATTGACTCGTTTCTGACTAGACCGTTTTCTATTTCAACAAGTTCGGTATTATCAGTAATAAAACGAAATATATCTTGATCTATTGATGCGCTTAATATTGTTTTTGTTACTAAAACTTCTAGTAAAACTTTACCTGTACTAACAGATACAGTTCGTAAAGAAATGGTTACTGTGTCTTGTTTGTATTGCCTTGACATTCCAATACCTAAGTATCTTGCGCCAGCGCCTCCACTTCTTACATTACTTTCATATGATACCACGCCACCTTGCATTAACAAACCTGCAAACATTAATGGCTGTAATTTTGTATCTTCTTTAAATTCTTGGCGTGTGCTACGAATAATTTGTCTTTCTTTTGTTACATTGTCTAAGCCAACACGCTCAACCACATCAAAAAAGCCATTATGATTACTGCCTGCGTGTTTTAATGCTCTT